AAATACAATTCCAACTGGATGGTCAGCAATAAATAGTATTTTAGGTGGAGGTTGGAGTAAATCAACATTTAATGTTCTTATGGGTGAGACAAATGTTGGTAAGAGCATGTGGCTTCATAATATTGCAGTAAATGCTGCAAATGCTGGCACTAATGTACTTATGATCACATTAGAGATGGCAAATCAAAAAGTTATGAAGAGGATCGGTTCGATGAGATTGAAAATAAACATTGATGAGTATGATGAAAAATCAAAAGATTCTGTGTTTATGAAACAAAGAATTAATAACCTTAAATCACAATCAACCGTTGGTGATATATTTGATTCTCAACCTGGTAAAATTTTTGTAAAAAAATATAACACATCAGATTGTACGATAACTGATATTGATAATTATATTAAAAAATTTGAAGAAGTTAAAAGAATAAAAGTTGGAATGGTGTTAGTTGATTATATTAACATTATGTCTATTGAAAAAGGAAATGATGCTGGTAATATGTTATACCTTAAAGGTAAACATTTAGCTGAAGGATTAAGGAGAATAGCAGATAAATATGATATCGCTGTTATTACCGCTACACAAGTAGATAAAGCTGTTTGGGGTGCATCAGATATTAAATTGGCTGATATACCTGAGAGTAAAGCTATTGCTGATACCGCAGATTCTGTTTGGGGTATTATAAGAAACTCAGAAATGAAAAGACAAAATATTTATAGATTAAAAATATTGAAACTCCGAGATGGAGAACACAAAGAAGAACAAGTTAGATTTGATTTTAATACAAAGTTTTTAACTATGGAAAATGATCAACTTGTTGGTGTAAAATAATAATAACTTAATGAGTAAGAAAGAATTAGAAAATTTAGAAGATGATGAAAATTTAGAAAATTTGGATTTGGATATTGATGAAGAATCTGAATTGGATCCTGATGACTCTGAGACTGAATATGGTGATGGAACTGATTCTGATGATGAAGATGAAGATGAAGATAATGATATTGATATTATGTTTAAATTTAATACCAATAATCATAAAATTGAAGGAAAACATAGTTTAAAAAGAGATACAATTTTTAAAGGAAAAATTGTAGAAGAGACCGAACATTATTCATATATAACAGAAGATTATTCACAATCTGATGGATTTCCTATAGAAGCAGGATCAGCTTATGAATTTGAAAGTAAACATAATGATGAATATGTTGGTAGAATTGAATTATCAAATGACGTTTATACTTTATTGCAGGACAATACTGAACTTGATTTTACTTCAAATAGGAGAAAACCTAATAGACAAGCGTTTAATGATTATTATAGAATGTTATTGGACAAATTAGGAAAAAAATATTCTAAGTCGGAAATATTTGTTGAATTATCATATTATTTTACTGATAATATTTTCAATATGTTTAAATTGCTTGACAAAGAATACGCAACTCAAATAATATTTGAGTTAAAACAAAGTGGTTATTTAGATAATTTAAATAACATAAACTTTATATAAAAATAAATATTACAAAATGTACAAAAGAGAAGATGTATATAAAGAGACACTACAATACTTTAAAGGTGACACATTAGCAACTGATGTTTGGATTAATAAGTATTCTCTAAAAGATACAATAGATGGTCGGGTAGATGATAATACAATATATTTTGAGTTAACCCCAGATGATATGCACAAAAGAATTGCAAGTGAATTACATCGTATAGAAAATAAATATCCAAATCCTCTAAGTGAAGAAAAAATATTTGATTTAATTAAAAATTTCAAATATATTGTACCACAAGGTTCACCAATGTCTGGTATAGGTAATGATAGACAAACTGTGTCACTTTCAAATTGTTTTGTAATTGGGAATGATGCAGATTCTTATGGCGGTATATTTTTAACAGACCAAGAACAAGCACAATTAATGAAACGTAGAGGTGGAGTTGGACATGACTTATCACACATCAGACCAAAAGGTATGAGAGTGAAAAATTCGGCTTTAACTTCAACAGGTATTGTACCTTTTATGGAAAGGTATTCAAATACAACTGAAGAAGTTGCACAAGATGGACGTAGAGGTGCATTAATGTTGACAGTTAGTATAAAGCATCCAGATTCAGAAAGATTTATTGATGCTAAAATGCAAGAAGGTAAAATTACTGGTGCTAATGTGTCAATAAAAATTGATGACGAATTTATGAAATCTGTGATAAAAGATAAAAAATATACGCAACAGTTTCCAATAAATTCTAAAACACCTAAACTCACAAAGAATGTTGATGCTAAGCCCATATGGAATAAAATTGTTCATAATGCTTGGAAATCAGCAGAACCAGGTATTCTTTTCTGGGACACAATAATGAAAGAATCTGTACCTGATTGTTATCAAGATTCTGGCTTTAAGACAATTAGTACCAATCCGTGTGGTGAAATTACTTTGTGTCCTTATGATTCTTGTCGATTATTAGCAATTAATTTATATTCATATATTGTTTCCCCATTCACAAAAGACGCATATTTTGATTTTGAATTATTTTCAGAACATGTTCAATATGCTCAAAGATTTATGGATGATATTATTGATTTGGAACTTGAAAAGATTGATAAAATTTTAGAAAAAATTATAACAGATCCCGAACCAGAACATATTAAAAGAACTGAGACTGAGTTGTGGTTAAAGATAAAGGATATGGCAGAAAAAGGTAGAAGAACTGGATTGGGTGTTACTGCCGAAGGTGATATGATTGCCGCTCTTGGGATGAGATATGGTACTAAAAAGGCAACTGAATTTTCAACTAAGATTCATCAAACTGTTGCTATTAATGCCTATAAATCGTCTGCAATAATGGCAGAAGAAAGAGGTGCTTTTCCAATTTACGATTATGAAAAAGAAATTAATAATCCATTTGTTAGTAGATTGAAAAATGATGATCCTGAATTAGATGGTATGTTGAAAAATAAAGGTAGACGAAATATTGCGATATTAACAATTGCACCAACAGGTTCTGTATCTCTTATGACTCAAACATCTTCAGGTATTGAACCTGTATATCTTGTTTCTTATAAAAGAAGAAGAAAAATTAATCCTAATGATAAAGATTCGAGAAGTGATTTTATTGACGATAAAGGTGTTCATTGGGAAGAATATAATGTTTTTCATCATAAATTTGAAACTTGGTTAGAAATTAATGGATATGATGTACAAGATGTCAAGAAGATGAAAGAACCAGAATTAAAAGAAATAATTGAAAAATCACCATATTATAAAGCAACATCTAATGATGTTGATTGGGTAGAAAAGGTTCGTATGCAAGGTGCCGTTCAGAAATATGTAGATCATTCAATTTCTGTAACAGTTAATTTACCAAATGATGTATCAGAAGAAATGGTTTCTAAAGTGTATGAAACAGGTTGTAAATCAGGATGTAAAGGTATAACAGTTTATCGTGATGGTTCTCGACAAGGTGTAATTGTTTCACACGATGAAACTAAGTCCATTGAAGAACAAATGAAAGAAAATAATGCACCACGCAGACCTAAAAGACTAGAGTGTGAGATTATTAGATTTACTAATAATAAAGAAAAATGGGTTGGTTTTCTAGGAATTTATGAAGATGTTAAATCTGGTAATAAATATCCGTATGAATTATTTACTGGTTTAGCAGAATCATTTATTATACCTAATTATGTTGAACATGGTGAAGTAATAAAAATTAAAGAAAAAGATAAAGATGGAGTTGTCCATAAAAGATATGATTTTGAATATGAAGATAAAGATGGTTATAAAGTAACAATGCAAGGTTTAAATAGAGCATTTAACCGTGAATTTTGGAATTATTCAAAAATGGTGTCAGCATTTTTAAGACATAAAATACATTTACCTAGTGTATTAAACATTGTTGATGGAATGAATATGGCTGTTAATGGTGAAGATGAACTTATTTTTGGAACTTGGAAAGCAGGTGTAAAGAGAATTCTTAAAAAATGGATAAAAGATTCTGTCGATTTAACTGGTGAAATTTGTCCAGAATGTGGTAGTTCAAATTTGACATATAGTAGTGGTTGCAAAAGTTGTTTGGATTGTGGTTGGGGTAAGTGTTCAGATTAATGTAGTTAAAAAATAAAGAATAATTAATGGTAAGTTTTGAATATTCGTTTAATGATGGCGCATTCTTAAATATAAAAGATGATAATGATAAAGATGGTAAGAATGTGTATAGTGTGGAATTTATAAATCAAGATACAGAAAAAGTAGAATTTAAAATAGATTTGAGATCTAATCATTGGGCTAAAACTGGTAAGAAGTTTTATGTTGATTGGTTGATTAGAGTTAAATTTGAAAATAATATTGTTTTTGAGAAGAAAATAGATCTTAAAGAACAAGAGGTTTGTGTGTTTTTTGATAGTAAAGCATTAGGTGACAATATTGGTTGGATGCCTATGGTTGAGAAATTTAGGATAACTCACAATTTAGATAAAATATATTGTTCAACATTTTTCAATGATTATTTTAAGAAAATATATCCAAATATAATATTTATTGAACCAAATACAAAAAAACTGGAAGATTTTCTTTGTTCATATATGCTTGGTTATTTTGATAAATATGACAATTTAAATAGGAATGTGACCAAACCATTTGGTGAGCCATTACAAAAAGTTGCGGCTGATATTTTAGGAATTAAAGATTGGAAAGAAATTCATTCATCAATATATCGCAAAAAATCTGAAAGAAAAATCGAACAAAAATATGTTTGTATTGCTGAACATTCTACTGCACAATGTAAATATTGGAATAATCCTACAGGTTGGCAAGATGTTGTGAATTATTTAAAATCAAAAGGATATTTAGTTTATTCTTTAAGTAGAGAAACTGGTGAGTATATGGGAAATAAACCATTAGAAGGTGTTATTAAACCTGAAGATAGTTCATTGGATGAAGCAATGAATTTATTAGAACATTGTGAATTTTTCATAGGGTTATCATCAGGCTTAAGTTGGGTTGCATGGGCATTAAAAGTTAAAGTAATTATGATATCTGGATTTACGGAACCATTTATGGAATTTTTAACTGGTTGTATTAGATTACATAATGATGATGTTTGTAATGGTTGTATGAATAAGCCAAATGAGTATGAACCTTTTGATCCAGGTGATTGGAATTGGTGTCCAAGATATAAAGACACATTTAACCATTTTATTTGTTCAAAAAGTATAACTGCACAAGAAGTTATAGAAAATATAGAAAAAATAGAAGATGGTACAATAGATATTACACCATATAATGAAATTTTAGAAATTAAACATCTAATGGTAGATAAAGTTGATAATGTAGTTAAACCAGATAAAGTTGAGATTCACGATGAGAATTCCATACATTATATTAGAATAAGTAGTACATCGTTAGGTGATACGATATCTTGGGTTCCTTATGCTGAGGAATATAGGAAGAAACATAATGTTAAAGTTTATGTTAGCACTCATTGGAATAACTTATTTGTAAAATCTTTTCCTAATCTCAAATTTATTAAACCAGAAGAAGATGCATCATTTACATTTGAAAAAAGATTTTTAATTGATTATTATCCACTTACAATAAGTGATAAGGATTTAAGTATGTTTGATAATCCTCATATGGTAGATTATAGAACTTTACCAATTCAACTAATTGCACCTAATGCGTTAGGTTTGCCGATGATTGAGATTGATGGTAAAATTGATGAACCAGATAGAGAAAGAAACATAAAAGGTAAATATGTTGTAATTGCTTTACAATCT